CTAGTTACTGTAGAAATATTAGCAGCCTCTGCTATTTTTCTAACTATCATTTACGCTGAAGCTAGACTGTTGTATTCAAGATAACTCTTGACACATAATTAATTTCCTGTTATAATTTTTTTATAACAGGATTTTTTTTATATTATGTCACAGAAAATTCCAAAAATTAAAAATGCAAAAGGAACTTATGTACCATGTGTTCCTATCGATACTACTAAAGTAGAGTCACGATACATTGATATCGAAGAATTCTTTGCGATTAGAAAAAATCCAAAACAAAGACACACTCCCACACAGGCAAAGAAGAATAAGAAACTTAGAAAGTTTCTTCCGATACATGCGACTGATCAAATAAACATCGGAAAACTTACAAGAGATATGCAAGTTTATGATAATGAATCAGAACAGTGGGTGACACTCAAAGCAGGGACACTCGTACTTTTAAATGGACATACAAGACAATATGTTTGGAAACATGGTATGAGTGATGTATATCCAAAAGAAGTATATATCAATGTTCATGAGATTGATTCACTAGAGATGAACGATTTATTATATGACTCATACGATTCTAGTGATGCTGTTGAGAAAAACAATCAAAAAATATATGGAGAACTACAACAATTAGGATTTACTCCAGCGTCAAAAAGAATGACAAGTGGTGGCATACTAACTGGAATGAACTTTGCATATCACGTACACAATAATAAGCACAATTCCATGACAGTCAATCATGAATTCTTTACAGAACAATGTGATTTTTTCTTAGAAGAATTAAAAGGATTAGATAAATTATTTTTGAATAAAAATTTATCAAACTGGAACCAAGCAAAGGTAGCAACTTTTCTTTGTGGTGCTAAAAGATATGGTATATCAGATCCACTCTTCCTAAAATTTTTCACATATATAACGTCAAGATTAGGAGGAACAAATACACAGATTGATTCTGGAAAATATGATGGTGCCACTCATGTAAACACTAAGAAATGGCAAGGTAATAAAACAACTTGGGGTAATGGTTCTGACGAGGGTTTGCATGAGACAGTCTCTTATAACTTGTACTGGTTAGAGAAGTTTATGGAAGATAAAAAATTATCTAGAACTCATCCATCATGGAGAAATCAAACTAAAGATTGGGAAGATAAATGTGTAAATAGAAAAACCATTGTTAATTTCTTTGCACAAACTAACGCTGAGTGTGATGGATAAAGACAAACTAAAGATCATAGTTTCTGACCTTGAGATGCTACTGTCTGCACTTAAGGCAGAAGTTTACTCCGACACGGAGTCTTATAGATACAACGACATAGACCCAGTTGAACTGGACTATGATGAAGAGTTCGAGGGAACATGAACGTAAAACTTGTATGTGTCACACCTGACGCTGAAAAAACTATGGCATATGTTGCCAGAGTTTCTAATCCAAACAACCAAGAGAACGAAAAGTATGCAGGTCTCTTGAAGTATTGTATTGTACACAATCATTGGTCTGTATTTGAACAGGCAACCATGACACTGGAGATAGAAACAACTCGTGCTATAGCAGCACAGATACTAAGACACAGATCATTCACATTCCAAGAGTTCAGTCAGAGATATGCTGATGCGAAACTTCTTGAAACAATTGAACTGCCAGAATTGAGAAGACAAGACAGTAAGAATAGACAGAATAGTATTGACGATCTAGATCCGAAGGTTGTTGATACATTGAACAGGCAAATGAATACATTATTCAGTAGTGCATTTGCATTATATAATCAAATGCTAGAGGATGGTGTGGCAAAAGAGTGTGCCAGAATGGTTCTACCATTATGTACACCTACAAAGATTTATATGACTGGATCATGTAGGTCATGGATACATTACATCAATCTTAGGTCAGCACATGGCACACAGAAGGAGCACATGGAAATAGCAAAGAAATGTGCATGTATTTTTGCAGGTGAATTCCCTGCAGTGAGCGAGGCATTGGAATGGGAACACTCTACTTAGGTCCTACACATGATCTTAGTAAGATACAGGGTAAGGATACAAACTATGATCAGATAGCACACTTCCTCGCAGCAAGAAAAACAGTTGCAATATATCAAGGTAGATCCGAAGCAGGACCTAGAGCATTAGGTAATCGATCTATTCTGTATGACCCACGAGATCCAAATGGAAAGGATGTGGTCAATAAAATCAAGAGAAGAGAATCATTTAGACCATTTGCTGCTAGTATTTTACGAGCAGAAGCATCATCATGGTTTGATATGGCAGGTATGTATGAGTCACCATACATGATGTATGCTGTCGATAGTCTTCCTGATGTAAGAAAACTTATACCTGCAGTTCTTCATGTGGATCACACCTGCAGAATACAAACAGTGACATCGAGTCAGAACTTTCATTTCTTTTATCTTATCACTGCCTTTTATAATATCACTGAGGTGCCAATGATATTCAATACGTCATTCAATCTTGCTGGTGATCCTTTAGTGGAGACACCTAGAGATGCTATAGATACTTTCATGGGTAGCGAACTAGACTATCTTTATTTCCCAGAGGTGCAGAAGGTGATTTCAAAATGACCTTTTGTTTTCCATATATCGGGAAAAAAAACTCGGCAAAATTTTTGAACCTATAGGTTTTTATGAGAATACTTGGAGTGAATTTAGCAGAGCATGGTTCTATTTGCATGCTCAATGATGGACAGATTGAATTGTATGTTGAGGCAGAAAGAATAACAAGAAAGAAATATGATTTTAGAGTAGAAGATCTTATCACTGAGGATTTGAGACCTGATGCGATAGCGGTAGTAGATTGTGATTATCTTTTTGCTAAAGAAGGTGCTGACAAAATGTTGTGGACTGCAAAAGCAAATGCAAAGATCAAAAGATTATTTCCTGATGTGCCTATACATGACTATATGAAGAAGCATCATCTTGCTCATGCTGCATGTGGATATTATAGATCAGACTTTCTTGAAGCAGCAGTTGTAGTGGTTGATGGTGTGGGATCTAATGGAGAGTGTGAAAGCATATATCATGTGAGTCATAATGAATTTACTAGAGTCCATAAACGTATCACTAAATCAGATAGTGTTGGTTTTGGTAAGTTGTTTGAGATCACTGCCACAGCTATGGGATGGGATCATAGAGAAGCAGGTAAGGTCATGGGACATGCAGCATTAGGTAAGGGTGACACTCATGAGTGTCAGAAACTATGGGAGGCAAGACTTCATGTGTTGGTAGAGGATGCCATCAGAGAAACAGGATGCGACTGTATTGTACTATCTGGTGGTTGCATGCTGAATTGTGTCGCCAATTATAAGTTACTAAAAACACTGCCAAAGGCAGTCAAACTATATACAGAACCTATTGCACATGATGGAGGTACATCTATCGGTGCTGCTTATCTAGTCCACTATGCTACCAAAATTAGACATACTTGATGTAAGTGCATCTATAGGATGTAATTTTACCTGTAAGGGGTGTAATCATTTTAGTAATTATTTTTCTGCTGGTAGTAAGATAAAGACTGATGGGTTACTTGAGGATTTGAAAGTTATATTACCAAGAATAGATATCAATAGAGTATCAATAATAGGTGGTGAACCATTACTCAATCCAAGATGTGAGGAAATATTTCGCACTGCTCTTGAGTATGCAAATAATGATGTTTATCTTTATACCAATGGTGAATTACTTGATGGTAAGGATTGGATTTTTGATGTACTAGATCACCCAAAAGTTTATATGAGGGTCAGTCTCCATTTGCCAGAGCATACCGAGCGTGGTAAAAAGGTGCTTGATACACTTGATAGGTTTGCAAAGAAAACACCATATGAATGGGAGGTAGGACCTGCACCCAATAGACCATGGAAACTGAGAATCACTGAACATCATAATCATGATGAAAGGTGGTTTGATTCTATTAAGAAGAGAGGAGACAAAGTTCACCCATTCAATCAGGGTAATATACAGAAGAGTTTTGACTGGTGCTCCTGTCCAAATGCTCAATTATATAATGGGAGGTTGTGGAAATGTCCGAACACTGCATTCTTGAGAGAAATGTTATACGTTATGGAGCAGACAGGAGATCCAGAGTGGGATCCATATCTTGTAGATGGTGTGCCTGTCAACTGTTCAGATAAAGAACTGGAAAGATTCTGTGACAATTCATTAAAAGCAGAGTCAGTTTGTAATATGTGTACTCACAAACCATTACATTTTAGTGCAGCACAGCAGCAAAAAACCAAAAGAGAGGTTATAATAACAAAATAAATAGAACACCGTTACTAAAATTATGCCAACATATCCACTAAAAAATTTGAAGACAGGTGAGACAAAAGAATTGTCTATGACAATGAAAGAGTATGATGAGTGGAGGAAAGAGAATCCAGACTGGGATAAGGACTGGTCTAAAGGATCAGGAGGAGTGGTCAGTGGCACTGGGGATGTATACTCTAGAACAGATGGAGGGTGGAATGAAGTCCTATCAAAGGTAGCACAAGTACCAGGTTCAAAAGTAAAACCACAGAAAAGATTTCCATAATGGCAAGGAAAAAGAAATTATCAACCAGTGTAGGTGCTGGTATGACTGGTAAACAAATGCAAAGAAAGAAACCTTTTCATTCAGACATGATGGTACAGGTTGATCCTGTGACAGAGAATCAGAAGGTTGTATTTGATCAATATGCAGAGAATAAATCTCTATTCTTATATGGTGCAGCAGGTACAGGTAAAACCTTTATAACATTGTATCTTGCACTCAAAGAGGTTCTTGATCCTGTAACACCATACCAAAAACTATACATTGTAAGATCACTTGTATCTACAAGAGAGATTGGTTTCTTACCAGGTGATCATGAGGATAAATCTGACATCTATCAGATACCTTATAAGCATATGGTAAAATATATGTTTGAATTACCCACAGACAACGACTTCGATATGTTATGGGGTAATTTAAAGACACAGGATAGTATAAAGTTCTGGTCTACCTCATTCATCAGAGGAACTACAATAGATGATGCTATTATTATTGTGGATGAGTCACAAAACTTGAACTTTCACGAATTAGATAGTATAATGACAAGAGTCGGTGAAAACTGTAAGATTATGTTCTGTGGTGATGTTGCTCAGACTGACCTCGTAAAAACCAACGACAAGAATGGTATCCTTGATTTTCAAAAGATCATTGCTAGAATGCCTGAGTTTGATTTGGTTGAGTTTGGTGTGGATGATATTGTAAGATCAGGTATAGTCAAAAGTTATCTTATTAGTAAAATTGAATTAGGTATGTAATGTTTGATCATGTAGAGTGTGAACTCCCTGCCTTGAGTAGGAAAACTATTGATGGTGTGAGGTATTACAATGTAAATGACAGACCGATGGTATCCATTACCTCAGTCACTTCTCATTTCAATAAACATATCTTTGTTGATTGGAGAAAAAGAATAGGAGAAACTGAAGCAAATAGAATTACAAAACGTGCTACCTCTAGGGGAACTGCCACACATGAGTTAATTGAAAGTCATCTACTGAATAAGGATGTTGAGTTTGATAAACCAGGTCCTAAGATGTTGTTCACTCAAGCGAAAAAAACTTTAGGAAATATAAATAATATCTACGCTCTAGAGAAGAGTCTCTATTCAACAGAACTTGGTGTCGCAGGTACTGTTGATTGCATTGCAGAATATAATGGCGAACTGTCGATAATAGATTTCAAAACTGCTGCTAAACCTAAGAAAAGGGATTGGATTGAAAATTACTTTGTCCAAGCAGCAGCATATGCTTGCATGTTTTATGAACTCACAGGAATACCTGTGAAGAAACTTGTCATTCTTATGACATGTGAGAACGGAGAGGTGACAGTCTACGAAGAGTATGATAAACTAAAGTATATGAGACTTCTTGTAAAGTACATAGAAAAATTTGTGGAGGACAAACTTAGTGCCATCTGAATCCAAACAAGCGAGAAGAGAACTCTTGAAAAAGAATTTCCTTTGTCAAGATAAATTCTCTAATGATATTGAGATGCTAGTCAAGCATAACAATGAAATGGATTACATAGAGGCAATCTGCCACTATTGTGATGAGAATAATATTGAGATAGAAAACGTATCTAAATTGATATCAAAACCATTGAAAGAAAAGTTGAAATGTAATGCAACTGAACTAAACTATCTAAAGAAAACATCACTCGCCCGATTTGCTATTTGAATTATGCATCTTGTCATGACTCCCTTTGATACGTACAAACAATACTTAGCATACAAAAATCATTTTACCAGAGAAAAATATGATTACCATAGGTACGGTGGTAAATCAAGAGCAAAGGTAGAATCATTTTACAAAAGGAAAGATAGATATTGGTTTGAAAAAACATCAAGAAAGTATAGTGATGAAGAGGTCTGTGATTTCTTCCTCGCTAATTTTGTAGCGACTGATAATCCACAGGGATTATGGATAGGAAATATTATAAGATCAGGAGAGACAGTATATAAAGACTGGCAGAAGAGACAGCAGAGTTTGTTCTATGACTTCAAACAACAGTCAGAGGACATGATGGATGATTATGACCTTGATACATTATTCAACCCATCAGGAGGGCATCCACCGTTGCTGAAAGAACATTTAGGTGGTAGAATATCTGTAGAACAAATGTGCATCTATGAAAAGTTATTTTCTTTTTGTAATGACTATGATAAGAAACTAAAAGATCCTGTATGGAAAACTATTTCTATGAAGATAAAGAAGTATCTTCCCTTTCTAAATATCGACAAAAGCAAATACAAAAAACACATGCTATCAGTAGTAGAGGACAAGATTAATGAGTGATTTTTTTGAGTCTCCTATCATCAAAGATGAGATGCAAGAGATCATGGACATACAAAAAGAATTGTACTCTGTGATCTTAGAGTTCCCTAAGATGAGTGACGAAGCAAAGTGGGAACACATAGAAACAATTAAAGAACTTCTTGAGAAGCAAGAGATAATGTGGGCAAGAATAAAATTATCTGATGACCCAAAAGCATTGGAGATGAAGAAGCAACTTGAGAAGGGATCATCTCAATTAGGATTTGGAGATAAAGATCTTGGAACAATATTTACTAACATGAAAACCACCCTCAATCAAGTACAAAAAAACCTAAAAAGATAATGTCATTTTTGATTCATAATTTACCACCGTACTCGGTGCATGTGAGAAAAGAATTCTTATACGACCATCAGAAGGGTCATGGCGAGACAACACCTGGTACATGGATATCAGTCAAGAGTGTGCAGCACAAAGCATTGTACTTTGAAACTCTATTAACAGACTATGGTGCATTGTTTGATAAGTTACCACTCAGTGCATTTGTTTGGAAGACAGACTACAATCCTGATGAGTTACTACCACTCGATACATTACAACTATGGGATTGTTTTGACTATGATCTGACGGTTATAGAGAAACCATTACTCAATCGATGTTCCTTCTTTGGTAAGGACAAACAGATGCATGATGGACAGTATTGTTTTACGATAGATAATTGCCATGCACAGTCATCTACATTGAATACAAACTACAGTCAGGATGACCCAGAGCATAAGTCATTCAATGTTATAGCACTAGACAACGGACAGTTTGCAGCACAACCAAACAATAGAGTGCAATGGAGAGACATGAGTTTGATACCAGAAGACAAAAAGACACCAGACTTTGAGGTGTGTTCA